CACTTTCCGGAGCGAGGACCCTTTGGGTCGGAGCAGCGGGCGTAGTAGGGAGATCGTCGCCGAAGCGGGGAAAGACTGGGAGGGCGTCAGCCCGACGACCGTCACTTTCCGGCGCGAGGACGGCCAGGTCTGCCGCAGCCGTCGGAGCAGTGGGCGTATTCATCTGCTGGATTGCCGCGCGCAGATCTTCGCTGGCCTTGGTGAGTGCGGCCAGCGCCAGCAGGACGGCGGGGCCGGCGTCATCCGGGGCCTGCGCATCCGGGGGCGGCGATTGCTCCAGCTCGAGAGGGGCGTCCATGGGCTACCAGTTGTGCGTACTGCTGACGATCACTGTCAACCAGTGGGGCAGCGTGGTCATGCTGGCGGGTGTCTTGGCGACAAACGTAGGCTTGATCACGACTTCCCCGTCGTGCGCCTGGTGGGCGCTGGGCACGACATCCCACAGGCCTGTCATGTTGATCGACAGGTAGCGGCTGGAGGAGCCGGCGATTTGTAGCTGCAGGTTCTGGTAGGTGCGGGCGTCGGCCCTGACTTTGATCTGGGCGTAGGTGGTGGCGCTGGTGCGTATCACTGGTCGGAACTGACAGGACGGTTCGGTGTACTTCAATCCGCTCCAAGCCAGCGCGCCATCGGTCAGGCACCACAGCGGTTCGATGCCGGTGTTGACCGTCCACTTCCAATCTAGCAATGCGCAGGAGAAGGCCGTCAAGCCTTCAAGGTCGTCGCCTTCTGCCGGGCCGCTGGTAGTCGCGTCGCCATAGCTGAGCGTGCCCATGGCGGCGTTGATCATCTCCATCGTCGCTGGCAGGTTGACCGAAGCGAACGCGAAACCTGCGCCGCTGTTGTCGTCGTACGTAGTGCCGAAGAGCTGCGCCTTGAGCTGCACGGCCTTGGTTTCGAGACTCCCGGTGAGTGTCAAGCTCTTGACGTACAGGTCTTTGAGTTTGACCGCTGGGCCGGTGCCGCCAATGGCCGTACCGACAGTTCCGACCAGGGCGGTCAGCGGTTTGGGTGTGGCGATGGCGGCCGGGTTGACCCAGTAGGTGTGCACGTAGGGCCCAGCGCCTGTGGCTGCGACGTCGACGAAGCCGGAGTTGAGCAGCACGGGCAAGGTCTCGAAGAAGGCGGTTCCTTCGAGCACCATGGTTGTTTCATAGGCGACATCGGCGACGATGGTCTGCGGCGTCCAGGTGCCTGAGTCGTAGCGCGCTGTGTGGCGCTGGCGGCGGTCTTCGTAGGCTCCCAGGAACGGCGCGTGAATAGTGGGTGCGACGGCTGTGCCAAAGGCGCTCTGCAGGCCGAGCTGGGTCTTGTTGAAGTTGATTGATGCCATAGGGGGTGCTCCTAACAAGCGGTGATGCGAACGTCGATCTCGAAGTGCCAGCCAAAGCGGTCCATGCTGTTGACGACCCAGGGGCCATACCCCACGATGCGCACGGCCTCGATGGTGTCGACTGCGCCGGCCAGGTCGAGCGAGGTCCACAGGGCGGCCGGCACGTCGTCGCCGTAGTCGATCAGCTTGGCGCTATCGCGCGGCGTGTCTTTGTGTGTGACCGTGATCCACAACAGCAAGGTGATGGGGTTGTAGATCAGGAGGCCGCTTGAGTAGTTGACCTGGCCGCGGCCGGCCATGCAAATGGCGACGGGTTCGGCTTGGGCGATGCTGTCGGGCGGGTCGATGGGCGCGTGCCGGATCCCAGGCAGCGTGAGCATGACCGTTTGCACGGCTGCAATGGCGGAGGCAATGCCTTTGGTCATGTCTGCGCTCTCACGTAGGGCGCCAGCAGGTCGAACACGTCCGGATCGTTCTTGTCGAAGATGCGCAGATCGCCGGCGCGCTTGAGGCCGGCGACGCCAAAGGGCGCATCCTTGCGCTTGTACAGCCGAGCTCCCCACAAGAGCGCCGCCTCGCGCACGGTGGCCGGCACGGCGGGCCAGCCAAAGCGGGCCACGACTCGCACAGACAGGGAGGCCAGCGGAAAGGTGTACGCGCCGCCTGGCGCGACCAGCACCCAGTCATAGGGCCGGCTGTAGTTGAGTGCGTTGGCTGGGGCCAGGTCGTAATCGGCGGTGGCCCAGGCGGTGGCGTAGGTGCGATCTTGCTCTTCGTCGGTGGCCAGGCTGGTTAAGCTGACGAACGGGTCCAGAAAGACAGCCTCGGCGCGCGTGGCGGTGTAGAGGCGGGTGGTGTCGGCTGCTTCCAGGTAGAACGACTGGAAGCAATGCCGATCAATCGCGCGTGAAACGCCTTCAAGCAGCGCGCCGAGGCTGGCGTCGTCGTCGCTGTCCGTGATGCCGAGCCGGGCCTTGAGGGCGGGAACGGTGGTGTAGAGGTTGGTGTTGACCGGGGGAAGGGAGATTGTCATGCCAGTGTCACCGTTTCCGTGCCTGTTTGGTGGCTGCCGATAGTCAGCCGCAGGTAGTGCGTGCCGGCTACGTCCGAGTAGACCGTGAACGCGCCCAGGCTGTTGGTGTGCGTCGTGCTGACGATGTTGGTAAAGGCCGTGTCCGTCGCCAGCTCCACAAACACGCCGTCGAGCAGGTTGCCGCTGCCATCGTCTACGGTGTTGCTGTAGGAGTAGGTGCCAGAGCCGCCCGCCGCCTCAATCAACCCCGGCAGCGTCGTCCCCGTATCCAGCAAAATCGCCTGCGCAGTCGCCTCCAGCGCCAGCGTCGATCCGTCCAACCCATCCAACCCGCTCAAATCCGGCGCTGGCAATCCCTTCACCATTGTCACATTAACAGCAGGAACGTCGCTCGCCTGATCGAACACGCTCGGATTGTCTGCGCTGATCCTGATTGCACCGTTGACGGACGTATCACCCGCCAGGCCGTCAATGTACACGTCGATTACGTCAGTGGCTTTCACGTCCAACTCCATCGACATGAACTGAATGACGGCCACACCAGCCGCAGCCGGGCAGGTCGTCTTTGGCAGCACAACAGCCGCCGTGCCCGTGCCAAGCCACTGGTGCTGCAAGTAGATCACATAATCACCGTTGCCAGCCGCATTGGTGAGTTTGACGGTGATCTTTACCTTCGCCGCCGCCGCCGCCGTGAACGTATAGACACTGGCAGCGGTGGCTATGTTTTTGCTGCTAAACGTCGTGTCAACTGTCCACGAGGGGTGCGTAAGAGCCATACATCACCGTCCTATGCCGCTGCTACCGTAGTAGCGTCCACCAGATCGCGCAGCGCCGAACGCACTTCAGCCGCCGTTGTCATCCATGCCGCTTCGCCGTTCCACCATGCGATGATCCCGGCCCACCTGTCAGATAGCGCCTGCGCCTGTGCCGTGTTGAGCGTGCCAAAGTTGGCTTGCATGGTCGCCGCGCTCACGCCGATGCTGTTGGCCCGCAGGCCGTCCAGCCTGTCTAGCGTTGCCAGCCCGCTGCTGATCTGCCGGATAGCCGATAGCGCCTCCTGGCCGGTCTGGTTGTTTGCGTAGATGTAAACGATGTCTGCCATGAGTGTCGTTGTCTCCTATGTCGTGAATTGCGAATACGCCAGCCCTGCGCCGCCGTTGTGCCAAGCCGCGATGTCGTCAGTGCTCAGCACGCGCCGCCAAAACGCAGTTGGCCCGATCAGGCCGTCGAAATTACGGCCCGGTGAATTGCCCAACTTAAACAATGACTCAGTTGTCTTTGTCCGCATTGCTCCGGTCAGCGCCGCTGCGTTCAGGGGCATGCCGCCGTTCACGCTGATCGACAACACACGGGATGCGTCGTCATAGCGCACGACGTAGCTCGTCCATGTGTTCAGCGCCAGATTGCTGCTCCACGAAATTTGGCGCTCGACTGTGGCCGAGTAAATTGTAACATTCAGCGGTGCCGGGTCGCCGATCACGCGCAGCCAGTAGCAAGTTCTGGCGTCAAATGACGCCTGGAACAGCGACCGGCCGTTGGCTGCGTAGCTGGTCATGTAGAGCCAGCCTGCCACCGAAAATGGCGTGTCATTGTATTCCAACAGCGCATGATTGGTTGCAGAGTGGAGTTGCGTGGACGCTGCCAGATACTGTCGTGCCCCGGCGTATACATGGCCTATGCCAGTCGTGGGCGAAGAAGCGGAGGGCAATAGCGTGTATCCATTCGTGTGTGCGTCATACAATGTCCCGCTCGCCTCGTTGCCCGGCCAATACGCAATCAGCGCGTTCAGCAGCCCGTTGCCAGCCGCAGCCGCAGCCGCACGCCGGTCGAACGTGGCGCTGAATAGTCGCTGGAAGATGGGTGCAAATGCCATGAGTTTCCTTCTGCTAACGTCTCGTCACTGAAGTCTTACGACCACACCACGGTACAGCTCGGCGCGGTTCCTGTCAACACCGCATGGATCCCGCGCGCTGCCGCCTGCCCGCCTGGGGGCGCCCAAGGGACCGTGGTCGCGGCTGCCGCCTTGAGCACGGCCAGGACCGTGCCGCTGTTGGTCGTGTTGTCGTAGATCGTCGCCGTGGCCGCGTCGCTGCCGCCCGACAAGAGGACGGCCACAAGGGAGCCGGGGCCGGTGCGGATGGTGGCTGTTGATGCGGTGGTGGTGGATGCGTGCATGGTGTGCTCCTAGGTGAGGGTTTGCCCTGGACGTTTGCGCGCGAACGTCCAGGGCTGTTCAGAGCTTCAAGGCGCGCTGCTCAAGGGTATCGGTTACGCGGCTGCTTCCGCCGCGGCCAGGGTGGTCCCGGCGATGCGGATGGCTTGCCAGGTGGTGGCGCTGGTGCAGACGGCAATTACCATGCTGTTGGCCGCGATGGCGCTTTCAGCGTTGGCTCCGGCGCCGCCGTTGATTGCCACGCTGGCCGGCGCACTGCTGCGCAGTTCGTAGCCCGTTGCGCCGTTGGCCAGGATCACGATGGCGCCCGGTGTGGGCGCGGGTAGGATGACGATCTTGTCGGCGTTGTCGCTGGTGACGGTGACGAATTGGATCATACCCGCGTCGGCGATCGCTGCGGCTGGGGTGCCGGCGTCGGCGGTCACGGCGGCGGTAGGGTAGGTTAACTGCCCGTCCAGATTGCCGTCTACGTTGCCAGTCAGGTTGCCGGCCAGCGCTGTGGCAACGAGGCTCGAAAAGTTGGTGTCAGCCATGGTGGTGTGTCCTTCGCTAGGCCGGGGCGTCCGCCCGTGCAAACGTCCCGGCCGGCGTGGCGCTGCGCGCGGGCTTAGCCTTCGAGGAACGTCAGGTTGATCGCGACGTTCGAAGCGCTGGCGTGGGTGAAGGTCAGCAGGACGACGGTGTCTTTGGCGATGTGCGGGCACTCGGCGGTGTCCGGGTTCAGGTCGCCGTCGAAGTCGCCCCGGTCCTTGGTGACAACGGTGTTGTTGGCGCCGGGGGTGAAGGACTTGATGTAGCCGTCTGCATCGGCCGGCGTGCCGATAGTCAGCGCGCTGCTGACGTTGGCCGTGCCAATGGTGTCGACGCGGATCAGGGTGGCGTCGATGGGCATCACGTAGCGGTAGATCGCGTTGGCCGAGAGCGTGCCGTGCGTGTGGAAGTTGACGTTGAACAGGTTGCCTTGCATGGTGATAACCTCGTAGGTGCTAAGGGTTGTGTGTGTCGCTGTGGTGGCCGCTGCGGGCTAGGTGACGTTGCGCTTGCCGATGCCGCGCCACGTCGCCACGCCTGCCGCCCACCAGTCTTTTACCTTGACGGGCAGCGTGTCGTTGGTGAACACGAGGCCGGCCAGCGGGCTGACCACGGCCTGCAGGGTGGGCATGGGGTGCACGCGTCCGCCCGGCGACTCCAGGTAGCTCATCATGATGACCGGGTGCACGTTGGGGTCAGTCAGATAGGCCCAGTCGTTGACGTCGGTCCAGTCGGGCACCACGATCGGCACAGGCCGGTCGAAGTACGGGTTGTTGCCGGCGTAGGGGTTGACGTCGTTGTTGCCGGTGCCAGGGAAGCCGCCCGGGCCGGCGCCGTAGCCGAAGGCGACCAGGGCCGCGTCGAGCAGATCGCCGGGGATCAGGGCATACTTGGGATACAGACCCAAGCGCTTGCCACTGCCCAACTGCGCCATCTTGAAACACTCCAGGCGCGCGGCCTGCCAGGCGGCCAGGGAGAAGGCGGTGGTTTGCAGGTTGGAGCCGTGGGCGCTGTTGAACAGGGCGGTGCTGTCGTCGTCCAGGGTGGGGCCTACGCCCGAGTTGACGGTGAAGATCGCAGCGATGGCGGCCGAGCGGGTGCGCACGGCGGCGGCGGCCAGCTCGCGCGGGATGGCCTGCATCCGCTGCAGGTCGTTCTTGCGCCACATCTCCTCGGTGACGCCGATGTACCCGCCCTTCTTCACGAAGCTGTCCGTCTCGCCGCTGTCGGCGACACTCAGCTCGGTGTAGGCTGCGCCTTCGGCCACGGTCGGCAGGTTGCCGACTCCGCCGAAGGTGATCCACTCCATGTTGTGGCCGGTGCCGTCGTTGGGGGTGACGATGGTGATGGCCTCGAACCATCGGTACGCGACGAGCGCATCCCACTGGTTGACGATGACCTTGTTCATCGCGTTGACTGCCAGGTCGGCCAGCGTGGTCGTGCTGGCGGCGGCGAACTGGGCGCGCTCGGCGTGCACCCGGTGCGTCCACTCCCAGTCGCCCGTAAAGGCGTGGTAGAAGTTGCGCGGGGTGCGCATCTGCGGCTCAGGCAGCGCCGCGCCCGGCGCGCCGAACATCCAGTCAACGATCTGCTGGGCCTGGTCCTGCGAGTTGGCCATCTGGCCAGCCGTCAAGGGCTGGGGGCGGGGCGTGTCGAAGCCGGTGATAGCCTGACGCGCGGCCAACTGCTCCAGCTGGGCGCGCACGGCCTGCAACTCGGCGACGATATCGACGGGGGCCGAAGCGGGTGGGGCTGCGGCCTGGGGGGGTGCAGGGGCCGGCGTGGTGTCGTTCTCCGGCTCCGCGACGGGTGTTACAGGTGCGGACATAGGAACCTCCTGAATGGTGGGGTTTGCCGGGATAGGGCCGGCCTGGGCAAGGATACGCTCGAAGCGCGCGCCGTCCGAGGCCGGGCGGCACACGATATCGACAGAGGAAACGGCATGGAACGCGGTCACGGGTCGCGCTGCGCTGGCCGGGTCGGGCTCGCCAACGGTGACCCAGCAGTCAGCTGACAGGCCAACGTCGAGGGCTGGCGCGCCGTTGGCCTGGTCGGCGATGACTTCGTCAATCACGCGCTGCAGCCAGTCGGCGGCCGGGGTGCTTTTCAACACCAGCGTGCCCGTGATGGCCTGGGCGGTGGGGTCGTAGGCGACGCCTTCGAACAGGCCGGCCAGGCGCTCCAGGTTGGTCCAGAAGCCGTGGTCAACGAAGGCCTCGACGTTGGCGAACTTGGCGGCGTCGCGCTCCAGCACGCTGGCTGCAACGTGCAGGCCGTGGCCGCGCAGCTCACCAGCCGCCAGCAGGGTGCAGCGGTAGCGGCGGTTGGCGCCAGCGGCCAGGGCCAGGGGCTGGGGAGCGGAGAAAAGGAACTGTTGCATGGGTGTTGCCTCCACAGGCTCCAGGGTGCATAAGCATCCTGGGTGAGCGGGCCAGAGGCCGGCCCAGTCGATCAGTGTGCGGATCTGGCCGGCGTAGCCTGCGCAGATCCCACAGGGGCGCTCACCGCTGGCGTTCCAGACATAGAGCTGGTCATCCATCGGTGTCCGGCTCCGGCGCAGGCGGCGCGGTCTTGGGGATCACTCCGTTGGTTGCGCCCAGTAAGGTGTCGATCTCGTCCGGGTCAAGGATCTCGCCGGCGAAGCGCATGGCCATTTCCACGGTGCGGCGGTGCAGGTCGTCGGTCAGCTCGATGCCGGCCGCGCTCAGTTGGTTGCGCAGCTCGGCTAGCATCATGACCACGTCCTTGCCAGCCGTGGCCAGCATTGTGTTGTCGGCCGGCATGATCTCAGGCAGGGCCAGGGTGAAGTCGAACGGCGTGCAGATGCGCGGTGGGCGGGGCTGGGTGGTGCGCCAGTGGTTGTAAGCGTGCAGCGTTAGGTCGATCAGGATGCGGCTGAAGGCCTGTTGGCGCTGGCGGTAGTGGCGTGCGGTGACGTCGTTTTGCGCCTCGGCGGTGGCCAGGTTGGTGCCGTCCGCCTCGCTCAGCATGTGCAGCGGCACGCCTGCGCCAGTGGCCACCATGTAGCGCATCGCCTTGCCGTCGGCCGAGGCCTCGCCGGCAGCGACGCGCGGGAATTTGATGTCCCATTCTTCGCCCTCGTCGTGGACGATGATCGAGCCAGGTTCAGGCGGGCGCGCGTACTGCGTCTTCTTGTCCTGCACCTTGTTGGCGGGCACCTTGACAAACCACAGCCAGACGCGGCTGGCCCAGTTGATGCGCACGCGATCCTCAAGCCAGCGCGTGTAATGCTTGAGCCAGACGAGGATCGGGGCCAGGTCCGACTCGCCGCGCGTGCAGCCGACTGGGCGATTGACCGCATAGTGCAGCATCAACTGTGGGGCGGTGTTGGCGTCGGGGGCAAAAGGGCCGGTCCACCAGGTTCCGCTGGGGTTGTCGTACTCTAGGCGGTGATAGCCGGTTTCGCTCTCGTAGTCGCCTGGCAGCCAGCGGATGCCGTCGATCTCCGAGGCGGGCACCATGCGCACGTAGCTCATGCCGTCGGCCGCGCGGTTCAGGACAGGGAATAGCTCGCCGGTGCGCGTCAACTCGTCGCACCAGGGGATCAGGCGGGCCGGCATGTCGTTGAGCGGGTGCCACCAGAAGGCATTGATGAAGCGCTGCAAGGGGCCATAGTCGCTGCCCAGCGTGATGCCGTCCGCGACCACGTAGGCGCTGGTCAGCTCCACGACGCGGCGCGCCAGCGGGTTTTTGCGCCAGGCCTCCAGGGCGTCCGTGAATTGCTGTAGCAACTCGGGCCAAGTGGTGTCGAGCGGGGTGGCGTTGAGGCTGCTCCAGCCGGGTGCGTCGTCCACGGTGGCAGTGACGCCAAACAGCGCGCGCCGCGCGGCCGGCGAGATGCGCAGCACAAAGCGGGCCAGCGGGTTGAGCGTGGCCTTGATTTCCTCGTAGCGCTGTTGGGCAAGCAGGTCGCTCATGTGGTGATCCTCTGGCGGCTGGCCAGCTCAGCCAGGAAGGCGTCGAGGTCGTCCAGGCTGGCGGCTGCGTCGCGCGCTTCGAGGGGGTCGGCTCCGTGGCGTGTAGCTTCGTTGGCGATCCAGGTTTGCAATCCCCTGAGCATGGCTTGGGCTTCGGCCGGGGTGACGTGTCTGGTAAGGTCGTAGGTTGGCATGGGTACGGTCCAGATCTCGACAGGAGAAATAGGGAGGTCAAGCAGCGTTACCATCCAGTGCTATCCTCCAGCGGGTCGTAGGCGTCGATGACGGCGCTCTTGGCTTGGCCCCACGGCTGGCTGTCGATGACGCTGGCTAGCGCCGCGCTGAGCACCCAGTCGTCGTGCACCAGGTCGCCGGTGGCAGGATCCCGGGTGCCATCGGGCACGCTCCAGCGCAAGGTGTTGTGCTCGCGCGCTTCGTAGGTGACAAACTCGAGTTGGTGGAAGAACTCGGCCTTGTCGGCGTCGTCGCCAGTGTGGTCCTTCAGCCGGCCGGTTTCCACCAGGGCGATCAGATCCCAGCCAAGCTGTGACTTGGTGACGCTGGAGAAGATGAACGGGATCAGCCGGCCGGGCGGCATGGCGCTGACCAGGAAGGACGCGAGGCCTTCGCCCACGCCAGTGGCGTCGATCACGGTGTACAGTGGTTGCCAGTGGTCGATCTGGGCACGGAGCTGGCCGTACAGGTTGCGGTGTGGCACGTTGGTCCAGCCCTTGCGCGCGACGATGCGGTAACTGGGCTTCGCGATCAGCTCGTCGGCCACGGTGGCGAGGTCGATCTCGACCACGGTCAGACTGGTGCTGTCCCGCCCGGTCTTGGTCATCTCGCCGATCTCCTGCGTTGCCGCCTCGTCCGCGCCGGCGACGTCGATCAGCAGGGCGTAAAGGTGGCCAGGCTGGGGGGTGGTCTGGGGGGCGTGTTGGCCTTGCAGCAGCGCGCGCCGGGCGGGTGGGAACATGCCGCCTTCGGCGTCGATCTCTTCGCTGTAATACTGGGTGCGGATCAGGGGATGGTTGCGGCCCAGCTTGGCCACCTGGCCGGCGACGAACTTCTTGTAAGCCGGCACGACTGTGCCCACGTCGTCGGCCGTGAGCACAAAAGTGCGGCGGATCCCGTCGCGCTTCTCGGCGTCCCTGGCTGCGCGCAGCTCCCTGGCCAGCAGGGTGCGGCTGGTCCAGGCCGTACCCCAGAAAACCTGGGTCGCGTTGGTGGACGCGGCCATGGGGGCGAAATCCTTGTCCCACTTGGCCGGCGTGACGTCCTGGGCCTCGTCGCATTGCAGCAGCGTCTTGGCCGTGGCGCCCACTACGTTGGCTCCGGGTTCGCCGCTGAAGAAATAGCAGCGCGACGCGCCAGGCTGACCAGGCTCCCCGACTTCGAAGATGCGACCCTCACGCTTTCTGAACCTGTCCTTGGTCAGCAGGTTTTCCCCAAGCACGCGCTCTAGCCGGCGCATTGCGTTGAGGCTTTGCGGCTGCCAAGTGGGTGACGCTTTGACGATCTCGCCGTGTAGTTGGCTGGTGAGCATGAGCAGGTAGGCTTCGACGTGTCCTTGCAACTCGTTTTTGCCTGACTGGCGCGGGAACATGACCACGAACGTCAGGCCGCGCTTACTGACGACTGACTCCACGATCGCTTGGGCCACGGGCAATTGATAACTGCGCAGCGTGACGTGGCCGGCATGTTCGGCGAACAGGCCGACATCTCGCATAATCGCTTTGATGGTCTCGACAAGGTACATGCATCAGATCAATCCCCACTCTTCGGCTATGTTGCGTAGAGCGGCGTCGAGGCTGGAGTTCCAGCCAGGCGTTTGGCAGGTACGGTTTAGCGCGCAGTCGGCGCAATCTGCCTGGTACTGGCGCAGCCTGCGCAAGGTCTGGCCCAAATTGTTGACCAGCGCGGTGGCCTGCTGGACTTCAGCCAGCAGGCGGCAGGTTCCCAGCGGCGCGCTGGGGGCGGTGGCTAGCATAGTTGCAACTCCCTGGCGACGGCCGTCAATGCCTCGCCGATGGCGCGCGCCGTGTCGTTGGAGGAGTGCGGCGATATCATTTTCTTGGTGCGCAGCAAGGTCGCTAATGTGGTGGAGGACTGGGATAGCTTGTCGAGCAGGTCAGCGGCCATCTGGTAGCTGGGGTCTTCTTTGTCAGCCAGCTCCATCAGGCGCCGCGTCTGGACTCGCATGATGTGGATCTCGTCGTCAATGCCGTCTGTCATCATGGTCTCGAGATCGCGCAGCTCTAGGTCCGTGATTAGCTTGGAGTAGTAGCCGGTCTTGCTGGCGTTCTGGTTGCCTGGCTGGCCGCCGCGCTTCTTTGGTGGATCGGCTGGGGCGGC